AAGAGTCTAATGGTGTCCAACCAAAAGTCGCACCATCATCAGCCCTAGCATTTAAAAAGGTTTCTATCGTATCTGCATCTGTTTCAGAAATTTCCCACCTTAAATTCCATGTCTTTGGATTTTGATTAAGACCGAAGCGTATAACTTGTGCGTAACCATCCCCAAACTGAATCTGTCTCATGTTTGGTCGACTCGTCTTTGCTGCTCCGTATGTTGGAGTAATTGCAGGAAAATTAGCCATAATTAATAAAGTGTACCTCCAGGTCTTTGCTGTCTAATAATTTCTGATTGAACAGCAGCACCAATAAGTTCTCCTAACTGTCTACTTCTATCATCATCACCTTCTACCGATGAACCAGAAGCATCTACGTTAACAACCATTGAACCTCCCATTGCATGATTTGGAACGATGTTGCCGCTTGAATTAGGAACAAAAAGCTCTGGCCCTTTTTCTCCAACTACATAAGGATCGCCACCTGTTACTGGGCCGCCTGAAGCTCTGCCAAAAATCTTACCCCATGTCTTGCTATTGGGGAAAAGGCTTACCAAGAAAGAGTTTATTCCGTACTGAAGAATTGTTCTTCCTATATCTTTAAGTACACTACTTGCCACTTCCCCTAAGTTCTTAGTTCCCTCTATAGCCGCAGATATACCATCAACTAAACCATTCTTTACTGTATCCCCGATCTGTTTATACATATCATTAACTCTAGCCAAGTTTGCAGCATCTCTAGCCCCTTGTTCGGCAGCCAGTTTAGACGCTTCATCCTGACCAGCATTTATTAGTTTCTGCCTTTCCAGTATTTCTTTAACTATTTCATTGCGGCTCTTAGGATCTTCTTTGTATTCATCGCTCTGCGCCCAGGGAGGTAACATAGCATCCCTACTTAATCCCCAAAGCCTCTGTATCTCTGGATCTTCAGACTTTTTAGCTTGGCTAAATAAATTCCTTCCTTGTATCTTCTTGGTCATCCACTGGACGATGCCTGTCTCCTCCAAAAATTCAGCAAAAGCAGCACCCATCTGAGTCATTGCTTTGGACCACTCACTAGCCAGTCGAGCAGTATTTTTACCAAAATCAGTTAGTGCTTTTACTCCTTTCTTGCCTACTAGATTTGCCATGCGTTCTCTAGCAAGAGATAGTGCAGCTTCCTTATTTCCTAAAGTGTTTATAGCTTTTATATTTTTCTCAAACTCCGTACCAGTTAATCCCATTGCTTTGACAAGTTCATCTGTACTTCCCCTAACAGGGTCTAAGGCCATTCCCAACTGAGAAACACTGTTTACGGCTTGACCAATCTGTTGAGCCACAGATGTAGCCATTAAACCTCCAGCAAAACCTCCCATCTGACCGCCAAATTTTGCACCTAAACCACCACCTACAGCACCAGCGGCAGCCGTTACTGGGCCTTGACCGAATAACAGTGGAAACGCACCACTAATAGCGGCACTTTGCCAAACACTTGAGCCTCCTCGTCCTCCTGTACCCGCTGGACCTGGAAGTAGTCTTCCTCCTCTGTAATTCAGTTTTGAGCTAGGGCCACCCTCTTTAGCCAGACGATCATTATATGCTGGAGATCCCACATCTAGAAAAGGATCACCACGCACAGGGGATTTAGCTCCTCCCATACGTGCGTATTTCGCAATCTCTTGATTCTGTTTTCTCATCCATCTCCATTTCCTCTCTTCCTTCTTCAATTGAAGGTCTAATTCTCTAGATATTTGTTTATGAGTTCCAAACTCTCTATCACCTTGAGCTGTATTTAATTCCCCGTATTTTAGATTTAACCTATAAGTATTCACACCCTTTCTATCTAACTCCATTATACGAGTTCTTAAATTAAAGTTCCTCTGCTGTGCATTAACTAGAGCATCTATACTTTCAGCTCTTCCTCTGCCTACTTTAAGACTTTTTTCCTGGACTTTAACTGTCTTTTCATTGAGTATTAGGTCATTTTTCTTTTCTGTGTTACTTAATCTATTATATGATATTAGTTCTCTAGCAGCCTTAAAATCCCCCTCCATAGCCTTACTTACGGCCTCGGCATACTTAAGTTTTTCCTCCTCAATATCCTTTCCCTTTTTACTTAATCTGAGGCTTCTACCATACTGGACAGCATTAGAATTAAGTAGATTATTTAACCTTGTTTGTGTCTTAGTTTCCTCTTTACTTACTGCCGTCTTCTGCTTGCCTAGACCACTTACCATCCCATCTAAGACACCTAATTGTGCCTTTAGATCTTCAGTATTTAGCTCTATATTTACTCTGTATGTTGCCCCTGCCACAGCTACACCCAGTAAATAAATTAAGTTTAGCGCATAGTTCCTATACTAGCCTTTCTCTGTGCATCTTTATACGCTTTATCTTCCTCTTCAGCTTTGAGTGTGTAGTATGCGCTCCAGGCATATAACTCTTCTGTGGACATACGTTCTCTTAGTTCCCTTAATGTGTAACCTAGTTGCTCTGCAATAAAGAACTGAAGTTTTAAATAGTTATTCTTCTTCAGGTGTGCTTTTTACGGCATCAGGGGCCACCTCCTCACCCAAAGATTGCATTTTAGCCATTATGTCTAGTAGTACAGCTAAAGGTACTTCCCTTCTTAGTCCTGCTCTATCTACGTCTGTAAATAGCCTCTTACCCTTCTCATCTTCTGCCTTATTAATAATTACTTGAAGTGCAAAGTCTAAGCTACCTTCATCATCAGCCTTATTCATTGCTTGTAGTGTACTGTTTATCTTGTCCCTATCAGCAATAGTTATGGGTGTCCAATAGATCTTAAGTATTAGAGTTTCCCCCTTAAAAATGGAGTAGTTACTACGTTCTTCGACACTGAAGGCTTTCTTCAGTTTGTCTAATGCACTTTCTGTTGACATAAAAAGTTTGAGCTACTTGTGTAGCATAGCTTAGTACCTAAATTTATCAAACCCAAATGGTGCAAAACCTTTATGCAAATCACTGGTTAGGAAATACTTATGCTTCAAATAGATATAGAACCAACTAGGCTTACCCTCATTGGATGGAGCGACAAAATCAGGAACAGTAGACTTGTACCCATCAACAACTATATGCTCCCAGTAAGTAACAGGAAACCCCTCTTTATTAGGTCTGGTTGCTCCTCTCTGGTTTATTGAAAATCCTGCATGTTCAGCTTCATTTCCTATATAAGTTGACCTACCTACATTAAATATAGTTGGTGGAATTGTTTTAGGTACTCTAGGCTTTTGATCAGGTATATCATCAAAATTTGTTTTAGGTACTCTGGGTTTTGACGGTTGGACAGGAGAAGAACTTATCTTCCAACTCTTACCAAAACTACCAGTCCACCACGGACCAGTTTCTTGTAAAGTGTATGCTATTTCCGAAGCAGCATGAGCAATAGCGACAGAAAAATCTAATTCTATATCTTTAGCTAGATACTTTATATCCCTAGCCATTGGCAGTAAAATCGCAAGTAACTACGCTTAGGTAGTGACTGTCTCCTTCTGTATTCACAGATGTTGGACCGTTTATTTGGGATAGTCTGGGAGAAACACTGTATTTGTCCACATAGGTTGATTTATTCAGTTCAGTGAAAGCATTGATAACATCCTGAGCTAATACCATTGAATCTCTTGCACCTTTGTTTTTAGGAACCATAATACCGCAAGTTACAGAACCGCTGTAGTAAGCAACTGCATCTCCCTGTGGCTGCTGAGTAGCTTGACTAAAATCTATACTTACCATCACATACTTTTTATTTTTTCCAGGGGTAGTAAAGGGAGTGTTATCGAAAACTACTGATACTGTTGGGTTAGCAGCCTTTAATGTATCCTGAAGAGACTCTTCGATTGCTGCTCTGGCATTAGTGAGACTCATTAGAAAACAATGTCTATACGGAAAAGATACTCCTGACCACCTTTTAATGTGCGGATATTAGTTATTTTAGCTATACGTGTAGACCCAGAAAAGGTAAGAGTGATCTCATCCTGTAATAAAGGCTGACTATCCCCTATAAGATCGGGTGTTACATACACTCTGGCTGTATTCTCTTGGAATCCATTTGTCTCACTAGAATCTACAAATTCTATTGGTACTTTTATACTGTATGTTGTGTCAACAGAATTTAAGTTCCCTGTTGCAACATTGTATGTACCCATAGCCTTTCGGGTGTACACAATACTTGTATCTAGAGACGATCCAAGATTGGAAACAACTTGTTTAGCGATGCTTTTTAGTGCGGTGTCGAGTGATCCTGCCATGATTAACCCCTCACAACTCTGACTTGATAACTACCAGAGCCACCTAAACAATAAGCACCTAAGTAACTTTGTAACCAAGGGTAAACATCAAAGATGTTATTTACTGTTCCTGTACCTTGACTGGATTGTGAGTACTTAACCTCGATTTCTCCTAATTTAACTTCTTCAATATTTCCATCAGTTCCTTTGTTTCCTGTAACAGCGTCAGTCTCATTCGCCAATGCTCTAGCCAATTCGTACTGTGCATACTTGATACTTTTGGGTATGGCTGTGCATACCAATTCAACATTATCGACCTCGTAATTGTTTCGGGGCCATTTGAGAGCTTGTTCCTCTTCACATCTATCACCGTAATAATTGAGACTATCTATCCATCGACAAGCGGAAATCAAAGCTCTGTTCTTAGCATCGTCAGTTTTGTCTGTCCACGTTGAAGAGTTTGGGACAGTCTCAAAATAACTATTAGCTTCAGCTAAAGC